GGTGCGGGTGCTGGCTCAGGTGCGGGTGCTGTCTCAGGTGCGGGTGCTGGCTCAGGTGCTGGTGCTTTTGTAGTAATTGGTGCTCCAGATCGAACCTCCGGTAGACTATTACCTACTATTTCAGCCGTTGGTAATGGCTTTGAACAACATGGTCTAGGTATAGCCGGAACTAAATTACCATTAACGTCTAGAGTTCCACGACCAGCACTAGCTCTCCGTTTTAATATTCGTCGATTCGAGGTTGACAATGCCCCTACTCCAGATCCGGAGGTATACTTATTAACAAGGTTGGTCTTAACATTACCAGTAAACATTAATCGTCTTTGACCGCCTGGTATAGTTGGCATATATAAATTGATTATATAAAAATTTATACAAACTTAAATATAATCACACTACAATCACAATTACGAATGTTATATGACGAGATTTATAATCCTTAAGATATTCTACTCGACTCAATATCGGCACTTACTAAATAAATAGAATTTTCTGTAATAATAATGTACTCTCCGTCTACTTTGTATATTTTACTGATAGGACTTGTATACTCATCTTCACTTTTCACTAGAAGTTTTTCTTGGTTTGCTTTAACCCCAATAATAACCTCCTTATCAAGCGAGGCAGTCCAATAGTCCGCCTTGATTTCTTTATCTTCTAGAATAGAAAGCTTCCAAACATGCTGAAGAGAAGTATTAGACGGAAGTCGAAAGTTTTGTTCGGTTTTAGAACTCATTATATAGAAAATCAATAGTTTATTCTTTAAATACTAATTGTAATATACAATTTAGTATATTTGAGTATATTTTAGTACAACATTTAAAAATTAAACACAAGGAATGAAAATATAATACAATGAGATGATTTAATTATTATATATTAAATAATTAATGAAGAATATCTGTTTGGAAAATATTGACAATTATAATACATCTATTGATATATCCGAAAATGTATTATTTTTAAAGTATGTCGGGCTGATACATGAGTTGATAGAATGTTGTTCAGAATCGCTGTTAATAAAAAACAACAATTATTTAAAATATATTATAATTAAAGGCATTCACAACACATTATATATTTATACATTATTATTGTTATACACTAATAATATTGATATTGCGATATATCATACTCAAAAATCGATATTATATTATATAGAGTTTGTAGGTCAAATTGGAGAAGATCGGCGTAATCTACTCAAACTAAACACTCAAGATGCCACATTGTTTATTTACAAAAAGACTATATTCGAAGTCAACACTCAATATCGAAGTAAATTTGTTGAAAGCGAAGATACTAAACGCAAGTTAGAGTTATTAGACTTGTACACTAATATATACAATAATATGGTTATAGGGTTGATCGACAACTACGAATGTATAACTGATAGCATGAACGATATACAAAAAATATTGTTTACAAAAATATACAAGATAGTCGAAATCCTTATACAAATTCCATTAGTATGTTATCATACTAATAATGATTTTAAAATGAGATTAACCAATATTAAAGATATGGTATCGATTGTTATGAATAATAACAGACATGATTTTATAAGGAAAAATATATGGTATTTGTTATCTTCAATGATTAAATTGTGTATTCGAAAAAACACAAATACTGACTTTCTCAAACAAAAATTAATAGAAGACGACATTGATACAAAATTAAAGCACATGTCTGTTCTCAAAATAGTAAATTATTTATGTTTATCTACAACCACATGATAACTTATGTGAGTATTACAAGTTGCTACGATTATCCTTGGTGAATATGACAATCCTTTTCATGGGTTTTTTCTTTCGGTTCGTATTATTTATTATAGTTACATTATTTACATCATTATTTGGGCTATGAATTGTGTGATACTCTGTTTCCAATATATCTTTTATAAAGTCATAAATACGGAATAATATATTATCTTCGCATTTACCTACTACTAATACGCTGCCGGTTCTAAATACCATAAATGAAATCTCATGATAATCTGTATGATTTGGTTGTTGTCCAGTTTGTTTATCAGGTGTAATACTGATATCATAATAAAATTTACATTGGATTCCAGGGTAAGAACAAGCATCAAAGTTACTATTTATCCTGTATTTAAATTTCAACAAGTCATGTAATTTATTTCTATCAATGTAATATCCACAGTTGAAATTAGAATTAATTAGTACGGTTTCGGTTAGTTCGCCTTTATATAATAATTCACTACCTACATACGGTTTTAAGACATTAACTAGCAGTTTTAATACTTGATCTAATATCAGATCATTTTGTATACCAGGTATCTCCAGTTTACCCGTATTAAATACCTTTACATGAATTTCTCTGAATAAACCGTTATTAAATACTCTTAGAATTAATACAAAACAATTAAAGAATGCTCGCTTCTTTTTACTTCTATAGCTAATTATGTCTTTCTTACATATACCTACGCTTATCTTTCTTTGGTCTTTATATTTAATTCTTCCAGATGGATTGTCAATGTGTTCAATAATTTGTTCGTCGTACGATTTCAGTTTTTTAAGTTGTTCTTCTATATAATCGACATCTACTTTAGATGTTGAAGAAAACTTGGTCTGTTTCTTAATTACTCCTTCTTGTGGTATATGATATTGTAATACCGGTATTTGCCAAAACACATTTTTTATATCAATTGAATTGGTATTCAAGTAACATATTTTAGTTTTGGTCGAGATATATATGTCTGAGCATTTAGGAATAGTATTTGTTATATTAAGTGATTTGTTGTCTTGATCAGTTATATCCGATTGACCTATATTGTTTATACCATGTTGTAAATTACTACATGTGGTATGCTTGTTATTATTTACAGGTGTATCTGTTACATTATAGGATTGGTTGGTATAACTTATTTCGTCATGTAGAAAACTCTCCCAATCATCGTCAATATCTTCCATATTGTATTATTCTATCTATATTACTTTGTTTAAATATATTTAAATGTATTTAAACGACTTCAATTATTTTCTTTATCTATAATAAATAATGGACAGTTACACCTACGAAAAAAGCGTTCCAATTGTAATCAACCAATCTAAAAATTCAGAATATAGTAAGGATTTAGGTTTAAATAATGCGATCATTGACCCATTTAAGATGTCACCTCCAAATAGTTTCATGAAAAAATTAGCAAAAAGAATGGATTACTACTATTCGCGTAACGTACACAACTCATCATCACCGTTCCAGCAACCAATGTATCTAAATACCAACTATGTTACTGTGAGCACGGATAATAAGGAGTAATAGTAAGTTAGTAAGTATACACATACATCCCGGACAGGATTTTCTATAATATTATGTACATCGCATATAATATTATAATATACACCATCGATGGTGTAAAGCTGTACTGATCTTAGGTTGACCGTTTAGGTCAATAGTTTTTTCATGCGTATTATAGCAAAGGGTAGCATGTAATCTATATTAATATCAGAAACATGCATAATATTCTCAACAAAGCTTAGGAAATCAGGCGTTAGATATTCCGGCTTAACACGAATAATATAATTGAAATAATTTTTTAGTAAATTTTTCTTTTCTATGTTATATTCCATGCTGATATTTATTATATCAGCCACTATTTCAGTATAGTTATATATTTTTATATCATGTGTAAGCTTTTCCCAGAGTTCGACCGTTATAATCTTGTGTTGATTGATAATAGTATCATTCGATTGAATATAATTTATCATACTACGAATGTCGGAATTAAATAATCGTTGAATAGATTTTATTATACCATCGCTATATTTTAAGTTTTCCGAAACATTTATAACATTCAAAAATTTAAATATGGCCTCTTCAGGTAATTGATTAAATCTTAAACGTACAAATTCATTTTGTAATGCTTCATCGATTCTACTAATATAATTACATATGAGACAGAATCGAACATTTGGCTTGTACCCTTGGAGCAAATATCGCAAAGCAGTTTGCGCATTCTTTGTCATATAATCTACCTCATCCAAAACAACGAATTTCATACCATCGTTAAATAAACTTCTAGAGTTAACAAAACTATTTATTTGATTACGAATGATATCTATACCTCGTTCATCGGATGCGTTTAAGTGAATCATCAAATTTTTTATATTCGTTGTATTTTGATATGAAGAAATTAAATTTATTATTGTAGTGGTTTTACCTGTACCAGGCGGCCCATAAAACAATAAATTTGGAAAATATTGCGTCTTTATAATATTTTCTAATATCTGTTTATTTAGTGGATCCAAAACAATATTATTAAAAGTGGTTGGTCTATACTTCTCTACCCATGGAGTAAATTGTTTTGTTACATTTGGTGGTTTATCCAGATTATTACCCTCATTTTTATTTATAACACCATTGTCGCATGTAGTAGTTTTGTTGTCAGAATTATTATGGTCAATCTCAGCATATATATTATTTATATCATGATATTGATTCATACAAGTTGTTGTTATTAATATTTATAGTACTTTTTATTTAAATAAAATTGACTAATTATATAATATAATAATGGAATACAAACTGTCAAATATGGCCATACATCATAATATTACTAATTTAAGTGAGGTTATTAGTATATATAAAGATGGATATTTAAAAATATATACAGGGCCAATGTATTCTGGCAAATCAACCATTTTAACAAACATATACAACCACGCATTATCATCTAACATACAGACAATCGTGTTAACACATCAATGTGAAAATAGATACTCTAAACAATATCTGAGTACACACAACAAACAACATATACCCTGCTGTAAATATAATTCAATAACTGAATTTATCAAAGATAAACATGACGAAATTATCAAGTCTGACGTCATCTTAATTGACGAAGCACAATTTTTTGAAGACTTATTGGAAGTGTTACGGTTAGTAGACTCTTTTAAAAAATGCGTATATGTATTCGGATTGTCTGGCGATTTCAAACGAAATAAATTTGGGCATATACCAGATTTAATGGTACATTGTGATGACATTGAAAAGTTGTCAGACAATTGTAAATTATGTACAAATAAATCGGTGTTTAGTTCTCGTACAATTAAAAGTGAATGTCAAATATTAGTAGGTTCAGTTGAAGCATACCAATCATTATGTAGAAAATGTTACAATGACTCGATGAAATAAAATAATGGATACGGAGGCATGTCCTACCAATAATATATTGTAAAATGATTTAAATTATAATTTGTTTATTATCATATAAAATGTCTCAAATAAATGTAGATGAAAAGAAGAAAAGAGGAAGAAAAAAGCAAAATACGGGTACGCAATTAGAACCAGTTGTAATAAACCAGTCTACGGATAAAGATATATTGACTACTACCTCAACTGAAGAAAATGGTATTGAAAAAACGAACGAGGTCATTGACGAAAATAAACCACTACCAAAAAAACGAGGACGGAAACCAAAAGGTGGTAAAATTATTCAACAAACTGTGATCCATGATAATAGTAAAGATACCGAACCCAATATAATTCTACATTTGAAATGTTCGTTAAAAGATATATGCGATACATTTCAAGAAACATTTAAATATGATCCCAATGTTGAATCTATTCAGAGCTTTAATTTTGATAACAATAAATCTGTTATTTTTTTCGCAGACGAAACCGCAAATAGTAATGTCAATGAACTTATGAATAACAGTAATAGTTTCCTACAATCCGAAAATACCCACAAACATAAGCCAACCAAGGGCAACAAATTTATGTTAGATAATGAGCTGGTTGAAGACGACGAAAGTGATATTAAGACAATTTGGCGAAAAATTAATTCTTTGAAGGTGAAGCTACATAATAATGATATTTCAGACAAGCGCTCAGCCTGTTTTTGGTGTACATGCGAGTTTGACAACCCACCCATTTTTATTCCCAAGCATGAATTTAAAGACACATATCAAGTCTATGGTTGTTTCTGTAGTCCTCAATGTGGTACAGCATATTTAATGAATGAAAGGATTGACTCTTCTATTAAATTTGAAAGATATCAGCTATTAAACCATGTATATGGTAAAATTTTTAACTACGAAAAAAATATTAAACCTGCCGCAAATCCGTATTATACATTGGATAAATTTTATGGAAACTTGTCTATAAAAGAATATCGTGAACTCTCCAAAAATGACCAATTACTAATAGTAGTTGAAAAACCGTTGACCCATGTATTTCCCGAACTATATGAAGACAATTCTGATTTTATATTAAATCAACGATCTATTCCGGCAAACAGTAACTTGAAGCTTAAACGCAAAGCAGTAAATGGTCAAAAATTCTCTGTACTAGAGAATATGGGAATCACCCATAAAAACTAAACCGGCTATTACTAGGTATAAAACCAATACATTTTATATAAAACCAATACATTTTATATAAAACCAATACATTTTATTACCGTATTACGATATATGGTGTGTATAAATAATAAATTATATATCATTATGTATCATTATGTATCATTATGTATCATTATGTATCATTATGTATCGTAGTATTCACTATAGTAGGGTCCTTGGATGACATGTGTTTTGTATATTTATCAGCATATTCCTGATCCAATCTAAATTGACGGGCTCCATTGTCCATTAGGTTTCTAATCTCTCCGTATATTTGTTGGTTTGTACTTTTATTGTTAGTAGGTGTAACCGTAGTGGGAGTTATGCCAAAAAAATCATTTAATACCTGAATATAATCATAATCAACCGCCTCCAATCGTTTCTTTGCGTTTTCGTCATCATAGTCTGTTTGACGACATATCATATTAATTGCTTCCGTTTTAATATTGCTTATGTGTTCCACTTTCGAATTTAACAAAATATTATTGTTACTACCCACCGACATTTTATCGTCTTCATCATTTGCTATAATTGGCACGCTATTCATTGAAACATTATCGTTTTCGTTCATATGTGGCTCTGTGATAGGATTCATTGTATATAACTACATTAAATATTTTTTAAACTATATTAAACGAATCTTTATTATATTAATAATGGAGTATATTTCTAATAAACCGAATCATTTATCTAAATATGTTGATCATTTTCATAATTCAGTAAAACAACATTTTGAGTTAGCGTTGACTAATGTGTACAAGGATGAAATAAACCAATATTCTGAGGTAATTGAACATATAGTCAAGCTCCCATTTATCCAAGCTATTTTAAATGAAAATAAACTATTGAAAGAAAATATTCAGGGGTTACAGCTTAAATTGGATAGCCTATTGTCTGATAATTCAAATAGAAATAAAGTAGTACTTGAAATAGTAGACCTTCCAAGTTTACAACCGTTTCAAAATTTAGATAGTGTGTTATTGGAAAATGGAGATAATAAAACACACGATAATGATGCTGATGACGCGGATGATGCTGATGATGACGCGGATGATGATGATGATGATGATGATGATGATGATAGTAGTTGTCAATCTTCGCATGATGAAGAAGATAAATCTTCCAAGTCAGATGATACGGACAATAAACAACCAACATTTCCGGTGATCAATACAATTAATAATTTAAATACCATTACAACCACAGAAACAGAGGAAGCTGAGGAAGAGGAAGAAGCTCTAATAAAAGAGGATGAATCGAGACTATACCTTTTTAAAAGGTTGGAAAAGGAAGAGGAGGAAGAGGTTGAGGAAGAGGAAGAGGTTGAGGAGGAAGAGGTTGAGGAGGAAGAGGTTGAGGAGGAAGAGGTTGAGGAGGAAGAGGTTGAGGAGGAAGAAGAGGTTGAGGAAGAAGAGGTTGAGGAGGAAGAGGTTGATGAGGAAGAGGTTGAGGAAGAAGAGGTTGAGGAGGAAGAGGTTGAGGTTGAGGAAGAGGTTGAGGAAGAGGAGGATAACTCTAATACAACTTTAGAAGAAGAAGAAGGAGAGGTTATTGAAATTGAAATTGATGGTAAAACATATTATTGTGACGATGAGGAAAACGGAAATATATACGAAGATGAAAATGGTGAAGTGGGAAATATCGTAGGTAATATAAAGGACGGTGAAGCCACATTCTATTAAAAAATTTTATGCTTTTATATTATAATGTTAGACAAATTGTGTGCCCCTGCTATATTATATGTAGGGTTTTCATTAACGCAGATAATAATCGACATGTTTAAAGGTTTCTACAACATTGCCTTTTTTAAGTCGATTGTCATGATAGTATTTACATTATTATTGAATATTTTGTGTAGCCGTGGATTGGGCGTTATATCATGGATAATAGTATTTTTACCATTTATCATGATGACATATATAACTGCTGTCATAATGTTGGTATTCGGATTTAATTCAACCGACGACAATATGACGCACAAAGTATTATATCCGTCTGATTATCCAAAAGATATGGTGAAACTAACTAGACATCCAAAGCGGGATGATGTAACCAACTATCGTATACAAGATAAATATAATAACCAACCAGTTGAGGATAATTGATAGTAGACATACAAGACATACAAGACATACAAGACATACAAGACATACAAGACATACAAGACATACAAGACATACAAGAGATACAAGACAATACGAAAATATTAAAGTACATGATAAATAATTTAAAAGTATAAAGGTTTAAATTATTATAGATGAATAGTATATTTAATACCCTATATAATATATGCGGTGAATTGATAAATATAGTTGTCGATATAGCCTATGCTATATATGATGTGTCATTATTTGGATTCGTATTTATATTGTTACCATTTAAAAGCGTAGACGACAAACTATTGTTACACAATAATATAGTGACTACATGTAATAGATATTGTAAAGACATTGCATATGATATTATATGGAAATATTGTGAGCTGGTAACAATTGGATCCAACTTTTACAAAAAAACAATTCTTCCGGAGTTTCATAGAATTACAGAATACAAGTATAGAAATGAAATAGTATTAGTAAAAGACGGGTATGAAACGCATTATTTTAAAAATTGGAATGAATTATATAACTATCCGCAACGGGATGAGCTAACTTATGATTTTATATTATATACGGATTATCAACATAATGATAGTAAAAAAAACTATACAGCGATAATTGACGAAAAGCAAATCAAATCGAGTTATATAGTAAATACGAAATCGAGTGTTAATTTTATAATATTCCAATTGACGATGAACAATGTAAAATACGATATTTCTTTAAAAGAACCCAGATATTTTATATTGAAAAATAATATACTAAAATATCCATTTTTTAAGTGGTATATGAAAACCGTATATGACATACATCTACCCGAAAAATATAGCGTGTATTATATGACGCAAGACATGTCTATAGCAGTGTTGCATAGTCCATTTTTTATCAAGTTTAACCACGATAGCGTTACCTCATTTTCATCAGGTAAACCGCACATAGAAATGGTATCTGATGAAGTAGATATAAATGAACCCGTACGAAGTAATACCGATAGTGAAACTACATTGAATGAAGCAAACGAAACGAATGAAGATAATGAAGATAATGATA